GATTAGAAGTTGGTTACGAAGTACTGTGGGTAAACTACCGCTGTACCCAGCTTAGCACGGAAGATGAACCTAACGGCGTCTTCGGCGTCAGCGTAGAACAACTTAAACGTCGAGTAATCTGAAACCAGGTCAGTTCCCCAGAACAACAATTGAGCAGGTCCGAGAACGACGCAATCGTTGCTATTTACTGCATAACCTGATTGTGAACCAGAAGAAGCAAGACCGTAAGTTCTAACCACTCTCACATTCGAGAACGGATACATGAACGTTCCGTCGATAGTAACTGAAGGATCGATCCAGTAGTTGTTTAGGGTCTTCAATGCAGAAACCAAAGTTCTGTACATTGCAGGTGACAACCAAAGAACCAAATCGTCTCTGTCAAGAACGTCTACGTTCAAAGAAGCGATCATTGCATCCAAAGTAGCTACGATGTTAGAAGCGTTGAAAGCAGTACCTGCAGTAGCACCTGAAGGAATCACTCTTGTAGCTTCACCAGCCAAAGTCTTGATGAATCCATCAGCGTAAGCCAAGTTACCAGCTCCAGTTGCACCTGAAGTTGAACCTTGCCAAGAAAGTTGAGCAACGATCTTAGAGATCTTTTCAGCTTTCTCGTTAGCGATATAAGATTCGAATGGAATGCCCTCTTGGATTGAACCTGGGGTCATTGCAACTTGAATCCACTTCTGTTCCAAAGCGTACGGATCGAGTTGCTCATTTATCTTAAATTTGTCTACGGCGAGGGTTACGGCGTCGAAATTGGTTGTAGATGAACCAGCTGAGAAACCAGCCGCTCCAGCTTGTAGTGCCATAGCAGAGTCGAGAGTGTTGATGTTTTCGGCGCTCTTGATTCCAGGCATGATAGAGACGTAGTTAGCTGTAGGATCTGACATCAAAGACTGAGAAAGCAAGTTCTCGTTAGTCTGGTTTACATAGTCAGATAGAGCAGATACGTCAAAGTTGAATTGTAAATCCTTTTTCATGATTAGTATTAGCTATTTTTAAGTTTTTTAATAAAGTTTGTTCTGTGATCCAACAGAGATGATGCTCTTTCTTCAGTAGAGAAAGCAGTTTTAGAGATAGGTGTGCCTGAAGGTTCTTTCTTAAGCTTGTCGATGTCAGAGCTGAAAGACTTTTGAGTCTTCGCCATTTCCAAAAGGATTTCCTCCATTTTGTCAAGACGCTTTCTCAGGTCTTCGTTTCCTCCTTCAACCTCAGCAACCTTATCCTCAACGATTGAGATAACCTGCTCGATGATAGCTTGTGCTTCACCTTCAGAAACATCAGCTTCCGAAGCAATTTCTTCTTTTGCTTCTTCCACGATGTCTTCTCTTACTGCACCAACTTCTGCTGCTGCATCTTCGGACATGTCTTGTTCAGTTTCTGCAGTAGGGCTGTCAGCAACTTTTACATCATCGATAACGCCTTGTTCGTTAACAACGATGCTGGTACCTGCAGGCTCCGCTAATTCGTGACTGCCGGCTGGAGCTGCACTGCGCTCGCCAGTTTCGGCATCTACGACATAAGCAAGAGAACCTGGCGCCAAGTCTCCTTCAACCTCAACTTTGGTCCCGTCAACAAGATCATACATAGCGAACTTCAACTCATGGTTGAAGACGATCTTTTTGATAGTGTCAAGTAAAGTCATGTTTATTTGTAAATTATTTTTGAGTTTACATATTGAAATATGATAAGCTAAAAAACGCTTATTTTAGCTCCGTATGTCACGAACCTTGGAAGGTAGAATCCATTGTAGATTCTCTTCCTCTCCCATATAGAGACCGATTCTTTTGATTGGTCCTTCGACGGATTCTATAGAAACCACCTTATACCAATCTCCGTCTTGTTCTAATTGTACCTCCTTATTTAAGAAGTTCCACACATTGGCCCAGCGGAGTCTTTTCTCCTCACAAGATCTACATCCCATTATAAGTCTACGTTTTTAAGTATTGAATCTGCTTTTCTACCTACGTACTCGCCGGTTGGTTCCCAATTACCTTCAGCGTTCTCTTTATAGATCTCGATGATGTACCCAGGATCTTCTGGGGTTCCGTTTACTTCGAAGTCACGCCCTGGTACCTTTTTAGAACCTTCACGAACTATTTCACGGATACGACCACGTGGATTGGAGTCAGCAGTTCTCCAGCTAACACTGTCGTTTACTTTAAGATCTTCTACGGCGGCGAATTCTGAAGCTCCTTGCCATTCAGAAATACAAACAGCGTAGCGTTGGTCTTGGTCTGGGAATTCACCTTGGAGAGATGACATACATCTGCTGATGTACTCGTCCTTAGATTCTCCTGGTGATACTTCTACGAACTGGTCTTTCTCTCTGTTGATCTGCTTGATCTTTCTTTGTGCCCAGGCTATGCCTTCGTCACCTCCCCATATCAACCAAGCAACATAACCATTGTCGGTCCAGGGTTTACCCTTCTTGTCAGCATCTATTCTGGAGTTGGATCTGTGTCTTTCGAAAGCAGCCATACGCCCGATGGTCTCTTCAGAAATAGGTAGACGCTTTGCCAATTGATTTGCTCTCGCCCAACCTACTCTCGTTCCAGCCTTAACCTCGGTTGGGTATTTCTCCCTCCACTCCAAAGCTTTCTTGGCGTTGTCGGAAGCTGCCGCTGGGTAGTCGGTATAGGATCTGTATCCTTCCGAGATAAGATCTCCGGTTGCACCTGGATCTACATAGTCAGGTAGATCGGAAACCTCTACGTCCATATTAAGAAGGGCGACTTCGTATTCTTCATGAGTTTCTCCAGGCATGTAAATGGTTCTGCCTCCCTCAGTGTGTGAATGAATTCTACCCTCCAGACCTAATTCTTTAGATCTGGCAACCGCATCGCTGGAATTTTCGTATTCATCTGCTCTGAGCTCTTCCAACAGGAAAATCAATGCGTCCATCTCTCTCTTCTCCTGTTCGCTTAGTCCTTTATAGACCTTACGATAACGCCTACGGATGTCTGTATATTTTTTCTTGTGTCTTGCAAATGTTACTGACTCTAAGTTTTCCGGGCCGAACATGAATGCCCCTTCTACTGAGAATCCGGTCAGTTCTCCTGACTTAATCATATTCCAAGTTTCAAGATCGTCTACCTTCATTGACACGAACCAAGTTCCAACCGGTAGGTCTTTGTAACCATAGTCGGTGGATTTGTCGTTGTTCGATTCTTTAATCCAGGATTCCATTACGTGTAGTTTGTCGGAATACTCTGGAATGTGGTTTACATTATTCTTAGAAGCCTTATTCTTTTTCAAGAATAGATCCGCCGCCACCTTAATCGTTTCAGGAGAGAAGTAGACAAAGTATACGTCACCATTCTCGTCTGTTCTTGGGATACGTTGGTTGGGGATCATAGCAGGACCGAGTACCACCATCTGGTCATCGTTGAAATGTAGTTGGAGTGGTTCTTCCTTGTTGAATGCTATAAAGCCTCTTTCGATTGCTGGTTTATCTACAATAGAAACCGAATCCAAGAATGCCTCGGATTCTTCGTCTAATAGTAGTTCAATAACCTTAAAAAATCGTTTCATGTTCTATTTATCTTTTTTAGAGCTGTGCTCTTCTGGTTATGTAAGCGTCGGTTCTACTGGCTTCGTCAAGTTCTGATGTTACCACGTAAGCCTTAACCGGTTGACTTCTTAGTGCTTCTATCTCTCCACGAAGTTCATTCAGTACAGCGGTCATGCTGCTGTTGGTAGCTCCAGTAGAATTGATCTCTTCCAGGAGAGGTAGGTTGTTAGCGGTAGAAGCAGCATTGATTACGAACTCACCATTGGATAGTCTGGCTGGTACAGAATCAGACGTACCTGAACCTGGCCCCGACACAAAACCACCTTCGGCGAATCCAAGTGCTGATACTTGAGCGTCGATGCTTTTTTCTTGTGCTGAGTAAGAAGCTATGGCTGCTGCTAACGAAGCTGCAATAGGTGCAATCAGTGCTAACGAAGCACCGAATGTTAAAGGTGCCTGTGCAGTGGCCGTAGAAATACCAATGGCTGCTTCTGAAATTGCCCGTGCTATACCGATAGCAAGATTTGCTTTGGCCTGTTTAGATTCTAAGATTAGACCTTTCTTAGCAGCATCCTTTTCGAGCTTCTCTTTTTGCTTCGCTATCCTTGCCTCCTCAGCAGCTCTTTGCTCTTCCAATTGTAGGATAGCATTCTCCCTCGCCTTGGCCGAGAGTACTGTAGACTGGTTGATCTGCTTTTGTCTGGCGTCGAAATTCTTTTGGGTGTTTTCCAGACTTTTATCCAGTTGCTCTATTTGGCTTTGGGTCTCTATGTTCAAAAGCTCTATTTGGGATTGGATCCCTATAATACCAAATTCAAGAACACCAACGAGAAGATCTGTAATGCCTTGTACGTACTCGGCAAATGCTTCTGCTTTTTCCTCGTTAGTCTTCTTTGTATCCTCGACTATTTCCTCGTTAGCCTCTTTGGTTGCTTCAACCCTCTCGTTCTCAAGATCTGCATATTTGTTGGTAAACTCCCTTGCAAGCTTATCCTCTTCTATGTAGGTTTGGGTAACCTGGTTTTGTAATTCTTCTCTACGCTTTTTGCCTTCTTCCGACTCGTCGTCCTGAAGTGCAAGAATCTCTTTCAATAGGGCTTCCCTTGAACTTACAATAGCGTCGCTTCTCTGTTGTTCTTCTCTTTCTAAAAACTTCTTACGAATATCAAGTAGCTCTTGCTCGTATTCTGCTTCGGTAACTTCTCCAGCTAAAAGTCTTTTCTTAAGAGCTATCTGTTCTTGTTCTTCCTGAAGGTCATTGTACTCTTGATTTAGATCAAGTCTTTCCTGTAGGGATTCCTGGAGAACCTCTGTTCCTTCTTTAAGTGCATCCTGCTCGTCCTGTAGTCTTCTATCGTCTATGTCCTTTAGCTTCTCCCTGTACTCAAGTTCAATCCTTTCCTCCTCGTCTTTGGCAGCTTGTAAGAATAGTTTTTTCTGTGCTCTGCTAATCGTAGCATCTTTTCTTACTTCTTCTCTTCTTCGATTAAGATCTTCAATAGCATTCTGTCTTGCTTGTTCTGCAAGTTTCTCTTCTTCGTCATAACCTTCAGAAGTGCTCTTAATGGTTTGGGTAACAAAGTCTCTCTGGAGTTTTAGTATCTCGTTACTAATATCTGTAACCCTCGCTGGTACTCCACCACCTCCGCCATCTCCGTCTTTTCCAGTACCGAAGAGTTTGTCGAAGTAATCGGAATTTTCCTTTAGAGATTCAGCAAGTAGTTTCTGAAGCTTTTCTATTTCCGTGGTTATGTCGGAGGTAGATTCTGCATAATTTTCTGCGGCTGTTGTAGTTTGTCTAAACGCATAAGACCAAGCATTACCGGCAGAGAGTACAGCATTACCGGCAGATTGCCAGAAGCCTGGATCTGAAAGGCTTGGATCGTTTTGGATCTTAACCAGTTCAGATACCTGTTCTTTCAAGGCTTCGAAAATTACTTGAGCTTTTAGAAGTTCCGGTAGTTTAGCAATGTAAATAGTTAGAGCATCAGTACCAGAGTTTATAATATCATTTACGTCTTGTAAAGATAGGCCAGCTTGTAAAGCTGCTTCTTTTAACTCGTCTTGGACTTGGGTAAGCTTATCCCCGTTTAATATCCCAGCTTCTAAACCAGATGCATAAGCTGCTATCTTCTGGGTTAAACTATCAAATCCGCCCGAAGCTGATTCGACTTTTTCAGACAAGTTATCTATGCTGGTTCCATATCGAGATACTATTCTTGCCTCCGACATTTCGTCGTTTATTTGTTTAAGTACCAGGACCAATGCACCCAAAGCTGCAATAGCAATACCGACAGGGCTAATTAAGAATCTACCCAAATTGGCTGCAAGAGCTTTAGCTGATGAACCGAAAGATTTAGTAGCTGCAGCGGCACCACCCATGGCAGCCTCAGCTTCTTTAACTCCTTTTGTAGCGTCCGCTACCAATCCTTCTGCAACTTCTACTGCTTCCCCCGAAATAGTCTGAGCTTCTGCTAAGGAAGCTTCAGCAAATGCCAGCTTAGCTGTGGCTGCTGCTAAAGCCTCTTTTGCTGCTGCATTACCTACTGTTGCAACAGTATCTTCGTTAAGAGCTGCGGTACTTTGTAATTGTGCCTGGGTTTCTTTACCAAGCACTACTGTCCTTGCGATCTCGGCTGCTGCAAGTACACCTTCAGCTACAGCAGCAAGACCAAGAATGCTTATCAAAGCTTCTTGTGCTACTCGGGCAGTCTCTGAAGCTTCTTCGTTATCAGCAACTGCTAAGTTGATGACAGCAAATGCAGCACCAACACCGGAAGCTGCTTTGGCAAAATTACCAGCAAGAGTGGCTATATCAAGACCTTGAATTTGCTGATTAGCACCAGCCAATGCTTTTTCTGTTTGCCTTATCTCGGCAGATAACTTTTTAAACTCATTAGAGCCTACTCCGACTCCTTTGATCTCGGCCTGGAGTGCTGATAGTTTTGACTCTAACGAGCTGATCGACTGATCATTAACTACTATGTCTATTCTTGCTTGTGCCATGGTATTATAGTGATGGTGGTACTGGGTCGTTCGGGTAAGACGGTATCGAGGTATCAACGTCGAAGTCGAAGTACAACGGGTTGAACGTGTAGAGTTCTACAGTTGCCTGACCGTTGTTAGTTGCACTGACGTCGATGTTGTTGACGATATAGTATTGCCCGTCTCCATTCAGATCCAAGAATATTGGGTTTCTGAATTGGAATAGACCCAGGTCTCTATTTGTTAGATTTGCTCTTACTTTATAAAGCTTAGTGTCCGCTTGGTTGTTGAGGTAATTTTCCCAGAAGTTGTTGTACATGGTATCTTGTAGATCAGCCGTGTAACCCGACGGGGTGTATCCTCTCGAAATAGCAGACGAGGGTAGACTTGTATAAAGTAGAATATCTGATTTGTTCGAAGTAGTAGCCGTAAAGGATTTCACAGGAGTAACGACGTGTGCCGCCGCCGTGCCTCCAGGTTCCTCGACTATTGCACTAAAGTTCCTGGTAGAAATAGGAGCATACACAGCGGTCCCAGAACCATATAGTGGTTTTCTTTCAGGATTGTTAACAAACCCATAGTTGTAAGCGATGAACATCTTAGACTTATCGGTTTGCTGTCTTCCGTTATCGTCTTTAGGGTAAAGACTTAGAACTGGAACGTTCACGTAGTAGTCGGTACCACTAACATTTAGTGGGAACTTGATATTCTCCCCGTTTTCCTGTAGGATGTCAAAGCCACCCGAGGTAACGAGTTCCCAATACTTAGCGTAGTACAGGGTAGGAGCAGAGAATGGTGTTTCTATGTTCAGATCCCCTTCCCCGTAGTTGTTGATAATCTTCCGAGAACCATAAGGTAGCTTCTCTGTGTTGTTCTGTTGGTTCTGGAAATTGACATCCAACCAATTGCCCGATTCTGTGAACTTCATGTACACGTTCTTGGGCGGGGTGAAGTTCTGGATGACCCTGTCCTGGAACAGATCCACCTTAGAAGACCAATCTTGTATTTCCCCGTTTGTAAAGAACTCGTCACGAGGATCTATAATCATCTTACGCTCGTTCGGGTTGATCTGGACGAACAGATTGAAGTGCTTGACGAGAGCGTTGAAGAATTCCTTACATGAAATGTCTGGAACGGTCTGTGACCAGTTCGGGTATAGGTTAGAAATGTCTTCGATAACGAAATCACAGAATGGTTGGTACTTTCTTTCGTTCGTGGGGAAAGCAGGACAGAAGGCTCCAACCGGAGCGTTGTAGTACTCCGAAGCATCTGCTCTCATGTACAACGTCCATTCCTCATCTGGACCAATCGTATTGATTGTTAGTGTCAGTGGAGTAGACCAGTAGTCTTCTCTGTATTCCCATTGACAGTGGGTTGAGCCCAGTTTGGTGTAAGTACCTCTGTTCTGATCAGCAATCGGGTTTCTCGGTCCACCGGTCATGGCGGTAGTAACTGTAACACCCCGAGAAGGGTTGTTCATGTAGATAGCAGAGTCTGGTCCTATAAGTGGATAGGTGGCGTGTGGATACGTGTTGGGATTACCGAGTCCACAACCAGAAGTACATGGTCCGAGTGTTTGATCCCAGCCGAATAGTACACCCGGCCAAGCTTTGACCTGGATCTTCCAAGTTCCAGGAGTTGGAAACTTAAAGACTCCGTTACCCTGGTAAACTCCGTAGAGATCTTCACACCTGCCGCTGTCGAATGTAATAGCAGAAGGAACTGTTTCGTAGTTGTAATCGCCGTCCAGTACGTGTTGGGCATAGGAAGAACCGTTAGCATCTGCGAAATACTGGCTGCTTACCCCAGTTCTGTTAATGACCGGACCGGGGTTAACCGAGGTTAACTTCATGAACATGTTAGACGGAAGCTTGGTTCTGTCGTAGTACAGAAGTAGCATCTGTCTGAAGTCCGTCGAGTTGAAGAAGGTGGATTCGTAGGAATACCCAGCAAGTCTAAACATCTTGTCAACCAGGGACTTCAGATATTGGTAGGGTAGCACGTTGTATCCGAATCTTAGTCCACACTGTCTCTCGTCCGAGGGTGGTGTAGACGAATCCTGCCAAATGGTCGTAAGCTCGGATGGGTTGAATCCAAGATACGGGTAAGCTCCAGTTGCTGCATTGATGAGCGGGGCATCCTGAAATCCCCAGTCTGGATAAGCAAAGGTAAATCCTTTGTAGGAACCAGCACCACCTATAGACCAGGTAGCATCAGCATCCGTGTTAGCCATAGCGGCGTAATAATTCTCCGGGTTGCTGTCGATCTGAGGGTATTGATCAGCAAAGTTTAATTCGTTCAGCTGCACTTGGTCCCAGAGATCTAATAGGGACGATTCAGAGGCGAGGAAGAAGACCTCGTAAGAAACGATGTTACCGTTTTGGGTCTTTGCATTCAGAAGTTCTAACGTTCCCGTGAATGCGAGCACCCCGTCTACCAGAAGATAGGCGTTCCTGAAAGTCACGTCATACTCCTGGGCTGTTGTGTCTGCTACTGTAGTTCCTACTCTCCAAGCATCGTCGACGAGTGGATTGTAAGCGTATCCCATCGCCAGGTTATTACGTGCTGTTCCTGGAATGTAGAAAGACTTAGAAAACGAGGTGAGCTTTTCCGTGGGATCCTTAACCTCGGCTATCTGATATTTTAGGTCTATCTTTTCGTCCGGGTATAGGTCCAGTGTGAAACCCCTTTGGTTGTCGATTCTTTTTAGTGAACCCACCGTGGTGTTACCAGAAGATGATGGAACGTAGTTGAATACCTTAGTTCCCGTTTCTATCAGTAGTTCTATATTCATTAGACGTTCTGAGAATTTAGATTATACCCTAAGCGGTAACTAAACTCTGCTATCTTTAGTTTATCCGGGGTTACCCAAGTCTTGTAGGAGTTGGTGTCTACAATAACAGGGATTACCGTGTTGTCGTCCCGAAGTTCGTAAACCTCTGGGGAACGAAGTAGGGATTCTAACCAAGTGATGTCCGCCTCTGTGGTGTAGTTGGTGTTCACCGTCTTGGTTATAGTCATGCTGTTCTTAGGATTCATAAATCCACGCTGACCAACTGTGTAGCCTTCCCCGAGGAATCTGTTGGCCTGCTGACGTGTAACCTTGTACTCTTTAGTATTGGTACAAATGAATTTAAAAGTATCGAATCCGCCCTTCGAGTTTAGCCAGGTCAAAGCGACAGCTTCACAATTGCCACAAAGGTTACAATCGTAGTCATAGTTGATCGTCTTGGTATAGTGTAGGCCAGAACCGGAATGGACGAGGGTAACGGAGTAGTCTCCAGTAGCACCGACAGCAAGTGAACCCGTATTTAGGTAGTTCATCTTAGAGGAATCGGCTGTTATAATATCGACCGAAGTTCCGTGGTCAATCTCCCAAGAGTATCCACCAGGATTTTGAATGGTCCAATCTATGATGTTGACGATACGGGAAGTGTAAGAGAATCCAGCATCTACAGCAATACCAATTCTATCGTAACCGTAAGAAGTCCCGATGGTATCGATGTATTCGAATGCTTGGGCACCTGATAGATTGTATTCCGAGAAAACGTCCATGTATTCCCATACCCCAGTATCTGATCTTAGACCATAAGCGTGGAAGCCAGAAGTTTGGGCTGAGTAAAGTGCTGAGGTTCTGAATCTGATTGTGATCGTAGCACCCGGCTTAGCGATAGCGTAATATTGATTGGCCGGAGTTGGGTCCGTAAACAGAATATTGGAATACGAGTTTACGTTGGGATAAGAGCCAGCGTAAACACCAGTACCGTCAGCACAAAGCCAAGTTAAATCTGTACCCCCTGTTGAATCGGGGTTGGTAGCTTCTTGCCAAGCACCCGAATAGAAACAGAAGTTCTGGAAATCCGTCTTGCCCGAGATGGTTGCTGGTTTGGCCCAAGTGTAAGCGCTTGGGCTGTAAGGACCGATGAGCACATAGAGTAGATCGTTATTTAACGAGCATCTATTTTCAGGACCATCAGTAAGGAAATTAACCGAACCTCCCGTTGTAGTTCTAACCTCCCATTCGGTATCGTCGTAGTTGGCCCATTCCTCATAGTCGAAGATAGCGGACCAGGTTCTCTTGGTAGCTCCAGTGATTGGGGAACCAGTAACACCAACACCTGATGTGTTAATGTAGTTGTAGTTGTAAGTGACCTGGGTATCCTTATAGCCAGTTCCTGTTGCTCCACCTCCCGATGCTCCCGCTGGATCCAGGATGGAATACATGTTGTCCTTCCAGATACCGGAAGGATTGAACTTGCCCTCACCAGTTACTGGACGGGGTGGAACGTAGAAGGTTCCAAGAGATGTACCAGTTAACCCCGGGGTGAAGGTACCACCGATGTCTGTCATTCGAACATCGTACGAATACTTAAAGGAGTTCTCGTTATAGTCCGTAGAATTCAGGGCAGTGACCCAATTTATATTGTGGGCCGGTGCAAGTGTATAGGTGTATTCTGTTTTAGTCCAAGCCATGTTATATTGTTACGTTTATAGCCGCTCTTGGGAAGTCGTCTTCTAATGTTTTCTCGATACCTTCTACGATTTGGATTTCGAGTTGCTCTGCTGATTCTTCTGTGATGAGGAATAGGGCACG